CAAGGGGAAACGATAAAATTGCTAGGGTCAATGCGGTAGCAGACCTCTTTGCCTCTGGCATTGTCTGGTGTCCCGGCACCCGTTTTGCAGAGGAGGTGATCGAGGAATTTGCTGCTTTCCCGGCAGGGGAGCATGACGATCTGGTTGACTCATCCACACAGGCACTCCTCCGCTTCAGGCAGGGTGGCTTTTTGAGATTGACTTCAGATGAAGAAGACGAACCTTTTTATCCTAAAAAGGCCGAATATTATTAACGGAGAAGGCAATGCCCAGTTACTACGACAGCAAAGACAAGAATCCGAAAAAAACAAAAAAGGTTAAAGGCTACAAGAAAGGCGGCAAGGTGTTTGCTTCCAGTGGCGCACCTGTACCCAAGAAGACTGTAGCCAGAGGATCTGGTGCAGCACGGACACAATACTTCAGGAAGAATGGCTAAATGGCTATTGACCGCCCCCTGAACACCCCTTTCCAGATGAATCAGGATCTGGGTGAAGTGGAAATCGAAATAGAAAATCCCGACTCGGTTTCCGTGGAGACAGAGGACGGCGGCATTCTGATTGACTTTGACCCTGATGCTGGTGGCATGATGGGTATGGATCACAACGCCAATCTGGCAGAGTTCATTGACGAAAGAGAACTCTATGCCCTGTCATCTGAGTTAGTGGGGCAATTTAAAACTGACAAGGAAAGTCGGTCAGACTGGGAAAAAGCCTATATCAATGGCCTTGAACTCCTTGGCCTCAAGCATGAAGACAGGACAACACCTTGGGATGGCGCATGTGGCGTTTTCCATCCCCTCTTGACTGAGGCAGTCATACGGTTCCAGTCTCAGGCAATACAGGAATTGTTTCCCGCCAGCGGCCCTGTCAGGACTAATATTGTCGGCACCATTGATGTTGAGAAGGAAAAGCAAGCCCACAGGGTTCAGAACTACTTGAATTACCTTGTCACCGAGAAGATGACAGAGTACCGCACCGAAACGGAAAGGATGCTGTTCTCCCTGCCTCTGGCAGGTTCTGCCTTCAGGAAGGTTTACTTTGACCCGACAATGGGCAGGCCGTGCAGCATGTTTGTCCCTGCGGAAGATTTCGTTGTCAGCTACGGGGCACCGGATCTGGCGACCTGTGAACGTGCAACCCATGTGATGAAGAAAAGCCCGAATGATATTCGGAAGCTTCAGGTCTCAGGATTCTATGTAGATGTAGATTTAGGGGCGGCATCCTCTGACCCTGACAGGGTCAAAGAGAAATATAACGAGCTAACCGGCGACAACGGCAGCTATGAATCTGACTCAAGGCACACGTTACTGGAGATGCTGGTTGATTTAGACCTTCCCGGCTTTGAAGATATGCAGGATGGAGAGCCAACGGGCATCAGCTTGCCCTATGTGGTGACCATTGACCTGTCATCCAGCGTGATTTTGTCGGTCAGGCGCAACTGGTACGAAGATGATGCCATGAAAGCGAAGCGGGAACACTTCGTTCACTACCAGTATATCCCCGGATTGGGCTTTTATGGCTTCGGATTGATCCATATGATCGGCGGATTAGCTAAATCTGCCACCTCATTGCTCCGTCAACTGGTTGATGCGGGTACTTTGTCCAACCTTCCGGGCGGTTTGAAGGCCAGAGGGCTAAGAATTAAGGGTGATGACACCCCGATCATGCCCGGAGAGTTCCGAGATGTCGATGTTCCGGGTGGAACCATCAAAGAAAACATCAGTTTCCTCCCGTACAAGGAGCCAAGCAACGTCTTGTACCAGCTTTTGGGCAATATTGTGGACGAAGGACGCAGATTTGCCTCTGCCGCTGACGTAAAAGTTGCGGATATGAACGCGGAAGCCCCAGTTGGTACAACTTTGGCGATTTTAGAGCGTTCAATGAAGGTAATGAGCGCGGTTCAGGCCAGATTACACGCCTCAATGCGTACAGAATTAAAATTATTGGCTAATTTGGTGCGGGATTTTGGCCCAGAAGCCTATCCCTACGTTATGGACAGCGAAATTCCGGTATCAGAGGACTTTGATGACCGTGTAGACATCATTCCGGTCAGTGACCCCAATGCAGGGACGATGGCGCAGCGGATTATGCAATATCAGGCTGCATTGCAGCTATCTGCACAGGCTCCGCAGATGTATGACCTCCCATTATTGCACCGCCAGATGCTGGAAGTGCTGAATATTCGGGATGCAGACAAGATTGTACCGACAGATGACGATATTCCGCCGACAGATCCTGTCTCTGAAAACATGGATATTGTGACCGGGGAGCCAGTTAAGGCATTTATCTATCAGGATCACGAAGCCCACATACAGGTACACATGTCGGCTATGGAAGACCCGAAGATGCAGGAATTACTATCTCAGGCACCGGATGCAGGCCAGATTCAGGCGACATTCTTTGCCCATGTGCAGGAACACGTTGCCTTCCAGTACCGACAAGAGATCGAAAAGGAGCTTGGCACCAAGCTGCCGATACCGGGGGAAGAGTTACCCGAAGATATCGAGTACAGGATAGCGGAATTGGCGGCACCAGCAGCAGCCCAGTTGCTTGGCAAGCATCAGCAAGAGCAGCAGATGCAGCAGAACCAGCAGATGATGGAAGACCCTGTCATTCAAATGCAGCAGCGCGAGTTGCAGCTTAAAGAGATGGAAGCGCAGGGCAAGATGATGATGGAGCAGGCAAGGATGCAGCTTGAAGCCCAGAAGGCAATGGCTAAGGCAACCCTTGACCAAGAGAAGCTTGATCAGGAAAAGGACATTAAGCAGGCTGAACTGGCAGTAAGAATTGCGGAAGACAACAACCGTGAAGAGCTTGAAAGCAAGCGGATCGTTTCAAAGGAACAGGTTGAAGGGGTCAAGCTTGGAATTGATATAGCCAAGGAAATTTTGAATGAGCAACCTAGCAGAGAATAATATTTTTGAGCATCTCCGCAAGGTTGTCAGGCTACAGATGAACGAGCTTTCTGATCATATAAGCGGCGGTGCTTGCAAAAGCTTTGAAGAATATTCAAAATGCTGCGGTATTATTGAAGGGTTAGCAATAGCGGAGCGAGAAATACTCGATCTAAAATCAAAATACGAGGAATAAAAACGCCGCGCTAGGCGGTGCAAGCGACTCTGGACGCTTTTTTCCAGTGCAAAGGAAAGTCTAATGGAAGCATTAGCGACACAAACCGAGACAGAAGAGTCTCGAAAGGCACATCAGTTGCCCGAACCATCAGGTTACAAAATACTGATCGCGCTACCAGACCCCGACAGGGAGTTCGATGGTGGCATTCTCAAGTCTAACAAGACTCTCTATGAAGAAGAGATCGGATCTATCGTTGGCATGGTCATCAAGCTTGGGCCAGATTGCTATAACGATAAGAAGCGGTTTCCAACTGGGCCTTTCTGCAAAGAAGGGGATTGGATCTTGATGCGCTCTTATAGCGGCACTCGATTCAAAATCCACGGAAAAGAGTTCAGGTTGATTAACGACGACAGTGTTGAAGCTGTTATTGAAGATCCAAGGGGGATTGTTAAGGCATGAGTGAACAAGAAATAGATGCAGGGCAAATGTCCGATGAGGACAAGTTCTTTGGTGTACGCACTAAGATAGGCGGTGAGCAGGAAGAATTTACGGAAGAGGCCGAAGTTGTTGAAGCTGAACCGGAAGGTGAACTGACTGACGACGAACTATCTGGCTACAGCAAACGAGTCCAGAAAAGGATTAACAAGCTTAAATACGACTCCCATGAAGAGAGGCGTAAACGTGAATCTGCTCTTGCAGAGCGGGACGAAGCTTATCGTGTCGCCCAGCAGATAGCAGAAAAGAACAGGGAGTATGAGTCCCTGATAGGCCGGGGTGAGCAGGCTTTAATCGGACAGATTAAGGAACGCAGTGCCTTGGCAGTTGAGCAGGCTAAAGAGCAGTACAAGCAAGCTTATGAGGAAGGGAACACAGACAATGTGGTAGCTGCCCAAGAAGCTTTGACGAAGGCAACAGCGGAGCTAACTGAAGCTGAACGCTATGCCCAGAATGCTGAAAGGCAACAATCTCAACAGATACAGCAGGAGGAGGCTTGGGCGGCACAGCAACAGCAGTTGGCACAGCAACAGCAGTACCAGCAACCCCAGCAGGCTCCATCCCAACCTGATCCAGAGACTCAGGAATGGGCGGCTGAAAACCCTTGGTTCATGTCGCCGGGGCATGAGGCAATGACCTCACTTGCTTACGGCAAACATGCAGAGTTAGTAAATCAAGGCGTAAAGCCTAATTCTCCTGAATACTTCAGGCAGATTGATGAAACGGTCAGAAGAGCGTTTCCAGATTATGGTTGGCAGGACGGAACACCGCAAGCCCGTACTTCACCTGCTGCCCAGCCC